ATAACGGCACTCAAAAGGCCTTTCAGCCACATTTGCCAAGTCATTTCTTATCACCTCCTATTTGAAATACTTCCAAAACCAATGTTGATTCTGGTTTGACAGGTTTGATTTTGTGCTGCATCCCGGAGTTGGCGGAGGGGGGGGAGGCGGCGGCACAGCACCATAAATAAAATAAATAGTGTAGGCGCCGAATTCCACAACACTCGATAATTCAGAGTAGGCAATACTGAAATAACCCAATTCTCCCCATCCGGTTCCCCAGGAGTTTTTGACGATGAATGCCTGGTCGGCATCATCGTACCCGACAATCAGGATGGCATGACTGCCCTCAAGGATTCCCGAAGTCTGCTTATAGACCCCCGACACATAATACATGAAATCGGAGTAGACATTCATGGTCGTCGAGACCGGCCCGTAATTCACCAGGGCGATCTTGATGTCGGTGAGGTTCCCGGAGATAGTGGAGGCATAGGTCCAGGATTGGGCCCTATAGGCATTTGCCTGCCAATTTGGACATGCCTTTGAACAAAGGAGATCGGAGGCTAGGTATGGGAAACAGAATTCCAATGGAAGACCAGAATTCACCACAAAATTGGCGGCCTCATCCGGATATCCGCCATTGCATCCCTCATCATTGGTGTCGCAGGAAACCATTGTCTGCTCACTCAAATTAAGATTTGAGTTAGGGTTGGTAGTTCCCATCATAACTATGGATTCTAAGGCTCCTGTGGCAGCAAAGGCCCAGCATGACCCGCAATTATCCTGGTCCTTGATAGCGGAGACATAACCCCGAGTGCGATAGTCAATTAATGCTGGCAAGGCAACCTTGGGGACGAGCTTGGGGATCTGCAGGGGCACTTTCTTGGGTTTCTTTAAGCCCAACTTTTTCGCCCATTTGTCGGGAGACAACTTGGAAACCGAAGTCTCCCCCGATTTCCATTTGTGGCTGGCCGCTTTTATTTTGCTCTCCAAATCCGCCACCTTCAAGGGACCAGCCCAACTCGGCGAGAATGCGAAGAATACGGCGATCATTAACCCGAAAAGAAGAATTTTTCTCACCATTTACCTCCAATCGTTACTATTTTTTCTCTATCCAATAATAGATAACTGTTCGGGCAGGATAATTAATTAATGTCCTTCCCCCTTCGTGTTGTCTACATTCCTGATATGCTATTTCGCAATTCTTTTCTTTTTTGTTCTCTCTGACAAAATCAATTGTCGGAAAATCCTCTTTTAATTCCAAGGTATAGCATTTCCATTTTGGACTACAACCAGTCAATACGGAAAGGGCAAAAGCAATAGCCATAATTATTGTTATTTTCATCATCTTCCCGCGAAGGCAATGGGCCTCTTGGGATAAAAGCTCCACAGAAGCATACCACCGCCTCGATATTTGTCGATCCTGGGCGATTTCAGACCTTCCCAAGGGGATCTTTTGGCCTAGATGCCTCTGCAATGGCAACTAAGGAATCGAAATCCTCCGCGGATGGGTCCGCATTGTTCCAGGCAAGCATTATGTTCCTCACTTCGATAATGCCGGCTGGAATCTCTTTCAATAGTGTTCGAGCCACCGATATCGTGGCAGCTATGGCTGCCGCTTCTTCAAGTCCCGTCATTTGAATTTCCTCCTTCTATTTGATTAAGGGTTCGCGTTTGCCCTCTGGAATCTGGGCGTTGTAATAGTCCTCAAGTTTTTGGAGTGCGACATCCAATAATTTTATTGCGGCATCTGCTGAATTCTGCGAAACGATACCCCTTTTGTAATCGGCCATGGTCTTGGATGCACTTATATGTTCATCCAAAAATTTATTTGCCAGTTTCTCAAAGTCCGCCCATTTTTGATCGGATACTTCCTTCGATGCTCGAAGACCAGTAAATACTCGGTTGATGATCTTATAGGTCGATAAGGTAGTCGAAAGAGTTCCATATGAGGCATAGGCAAAAGGATCCGTGATTTTTTGTGTGAGGGCGCAACTTGCAATACACCCCACCAAAAAAATTAGGGCCAATGAAACCAATGCGATTCTTTTTTTCATCCTTCTCACCTCCATGCTTTTTTATTTAGGCCAGCATTTTATAAAGATGGATCACTCGATTGACCCAGCCGCGAAAAAACTTCCGAGCACTTTCACTTTTTTTGGCTAATTCAACATAATAATCAATCCGATTCAAAAGAAATCTGAGCGAGTCGAGGTCGCTTCTTTCAAGTAATTTTTTCGTCGCCCCAATTCCGAGATTCACGGCGCTATCAAAAACCAATATATCAAGGGGCGATGGAAGCGAATTGCAGTCTATCCGCATCCAATAGTCAATCAGGTAAATTTCCTTGGCCTTCTCAATCGTCAAATTTTTTATATCGAGGCTCGGGTAGGCCTTTTGTGAAATTCCCCATTTGGTCTCCCCACCAGAATCAGAAGGATCATTTGAATATTCTCCTTCCAATCCCACGGTCAAACTGAATGCTTTATCGAAATTATCCTTCATTTATTTATTGCCTTTTTTGCGTTCTTGCATGATTAGTCCGTTGCTCTTTATAGAAACTTAATTGATCCTCCCGCATTTTTTTAAAATCTTCTTTTATTTCGGCAACAATTCCGCACAAGTTCTTGAAAGCCGTCTCTACGACCGTCAATCGCCCCTCGTTCGTATCGGCAAATTTATATTGTTGGTGGGCTAGGGATTCAATCGCGATCACGCGTTCCCTTAGATGGGTGACATCTCTACTTTGGTTATAGATTCCACTGACGATTGATCCCGCGAATACGATTCCCGAAATAATCAGGGCAATGGGAAGCGTCACCTTCAGATGTGGCGATTCATTTTTCTTGTTATTTTTTTCTTCAATCATTTTGTGTCTCTATGTTTAAGCTGGGAATTTTATCGATTTTTCATTGTTGGGTTCCATTTTATTTCTCTTAATTACGGTTGATATCCAATGAAAATCCGATAAAAACTGATTGTCCCGGCCACCTTGTTCTGAATCTTATATCTCGCATTTCCAGCATCCCAATAAATATTGATCATTGAAGTCCCATTAGTCGGGAATTCTACCCCTTTAAGACTTGCACAATTAATGTTGCATTATCCAAATCCTGAGCCGATCCAGAAGTATTAGAGATAGTAACCGAAACAGTATCGTTGGAAAGAACCGATGCCGAAAGATTCATTCCCGATACCGAAAGACCTCCCGACAACATCGGGAATGAGGCAAGAGCAATATCCCCTACAGTAGCCCCAGTAACGGTCACTCCTTTGGTTTCCGCATCACCATCGGCTATTGATCCAGGATTCCATGCGACCGATGTTTGCAGAGGATAACTAGCATCCAGGAAAAAATTGGCATTTGGAGAATATCCCTTCGGATAAAACGTAAAAGATGCGTCTCCTCCGGTATTGCTATAAGATCTATTGCCATAAATAGTAGAGACACTGCTTTCATTTCGGAGACCAATCCCTCCGTTTAAATAAATGAGATTCCCTATTGCCGCTGGGCATGAACCCGTTAATTTTATTCCCCCGGCCGTAACACAGGATTTTACAATTGCTCCCGAGACCGTACTTCCATCGGCAACGACTATCGCATAAGAATGGCCGGTGGTTAGGTCCTCGATAGATCCTCCAGTCCAATTGGAATAAGTTCCAAGTTGTACGTCACCCCCGCCATAAACCCGGCAATTTGAAAAATGGGCAAATCCATTTTGGGCATTGATTTGAGTATGGGTATCTAATCCACGGAAAATGCAGTTAGAAATTTGCGCATTTGTCGAAACCATGTCCAGCTTGGGCGCGGTTGTTGGGTCGCTATTGAATTCGCAATTAGAAATCTGGCATTGATCACCATAAGTATCAAGATAAACGGAAGTACCATTGTTTGCATGAAAGTGGCAATCCGAAATCATATTGGCAAAAGAATTGTTGTAAATATAATATTGGTTAGAACTGGCAGTTCCCGGAGTAGCTTCAAATCCGCAACCCCTGATTTTAATATCTTCGGAGTACCGATCGATCTGAATATAGGGAGCAGAATGATTAACTTCTAACTTGCAATCCGAAATAGATACGGATTGGTTTACATAGGTTCCGCCGGAATCACTGGCCAACCATAATGCTGGTTTACTGGTAGTGCCACAATAACGAAATACACAATTCCGAATATTAGACATGATCATATATTGAGATTTTATTGCGCTGCCAAGAATGAAATGAAAATAGCAATTTTCAACATGACTAAGATTGAAATCAATCAATTCCAAACAGGCCGTCAATGTATAGTTTCCTTGCGTTCCCCAAGATCCAATATTGGATGAATCAACAAAAGAAAGGCCAGAAATTGTTCCTCCTCCCGAAGTTCCACGCGCTCCCGGAGCTGAATATTTAAAAACACTACCACTAATGTTCCCTCCTATCTTAATATAACTACCATAAGAAGATGTTGAAACAGGTGAACCCATATTTGAAATAAGACTTACTGGATAATAAGAGGATATGATTATCTGGCCTGTTACGTTGTATTGACCGGGAATTGGAAAATATACTGCTCCTCCCGTAGTTTCTAGATATTGTATCGCAGCCTGGATCGCCGCTGTGTCATCCGTTGTGCCGTCTCCCTTGGCATTGAAGGGAGATTCCTTGATATTGATCGCATACCCTTCCATCCGGGAGACATTGTCCCAAAGCTGATCAAAGACAGCTTTCGGCACTCTGTCAACCGCGCCAAGGGGATTTGTCGAGGTCCAGGTCATCGAGTTTGGCTCAACTCCCTTATCGTCTTATGCAGAACTTCTGTGGCCGCACTCACATAAATATGAGCAGTTCCTCCAGCCCCGGAAATCGCCAATTTATAATAAAGATCAAAATCATAAGATGTGGCAGCCGCTAGATCAAAAACATATGAAACCGAGATCGAGGTGCGCAATTGGGAACTTTCTCCAACTGCCGGAGTTCCAGTCTGCAACCCGAATATTTGACCACCACTTACAGTCGCTCCTACATCCAATGATAGGCCAAGAGCACCGACTATATTTACCAGAGTGGCTACAGCACTAAGAATTCTAACTGGGCAGTTGAATGTTACTTCATATTTTCCAGTTCTCGGGGCAATAAAAGAAATTCTGGCATTCACGGCATCCACGGCTGTCCAATTGGCATTATTGATCATGGCTATAATCGCAGCGGAATATTCGGTCATCTTGAAATAGAAATCTGCTGGATCTCGATCATAGACAAACCTGAATCCGGTCGCATTGATGGTATGATCGGGTGCATCAGCGGTATCATATTCATATTCCAATTTGGCGATTGAGACACAATAATGGGCAGCATTTCTTACATAGGTACTGGAATCCTCAAGGAGAAAATAATTGTCATCCGTGGCGGCAACTGTTGTGGGGACTAGATTTATCCCGCTATAAGCGCACAGGGCCCAGACAATCCCAGTTCCGTCCCATATCGCATAAAGATAGGCGGTATATTTGCTAGACGCTGCGGATGCCCTTCCCCAATATCCAGCGGCATCGGCTAGGTCGAATGATCCCGCCCCCGTGAGATAGGCCGCCGTCCGTTGGCGGATCTGCAATTCATCTCCGTCGGGGATCAATACTCCTATGGGGGAAGTCGCGCTGGGGAGTGCGCCAGTGGATTGGGCATAAACCCACAGCTTGCCAACATCCCCACCGTCCACTGCGAGTTTCAGATTATGGTGGACTGTGCCCGCGAGGAAGAATGTATTATCATAAACCTTATCTATGTCCGTCTTTTTCGTTGGATTGCCAACAGTAACGGGAGTTGAAGAAGTCCAGGCCATTTATCACCACCAAAGGGATTTATTCAAGCTTGTGTCATCGCCCGTCAAACAGTAACCATCCGTATCACACCAGAAGCCAGAGTCGTCTTTTTCTTGCGTCGTGGCTGCGGCCCATATCGGCGCGGCATCCAGCATCCAGAATCCCACGTCCACGCCATAATTCAACAGATCCCGACACTCTAAGGTCAGGATAACCGGGAAGCAAGAGAGGGTCTTGCCGTAAATCTCAAATAACCTTGCATTATATCCGCCAACCGTGGAGAAGGGTGCCCGAATGAGAGTTATCTTCATCTTGTCGCCAGTATTTTTCGTTATCTGTGCAATCTTCAAATCTAATCTAATTGTGGGGGATGGGTCGGCGGAAATCCAAAGGAGGCGTCCGGCAAGAATCAATGCATCATTCTCATTGCGAAGATAAGTGTCGATAAGCAATGTCTCTTTTTTGGCATATTTATACCCGCTTGTCTCATCGGTTTCATCCTTGTAGAGGTATTCCCAATTTGCGCAATCATAAGAATATCCGACCTTGACCTTGTAATAAAGTTTGTCGGGGTCATCGGTGATTTCCGGCATTCCCAGGATTTCCGTTGATGTCAATTCCGGAACCGTGCCCGTGACGGCTGGCTCCCATGTCCGGTATCTGAGAAGGCCCGCCGCATCCTCATCAAAAAAAGCAAGGTCGGATTGGCATATCTTTTCAATGACAGAAATAGCCGCAATATCGCTATCTATCGGCACATTCAAGACACACTCGCTGGCCGCCTTGGATGCCGTAAAAGAAGCAGCATTTAAATCCCCTGAAACATATCCACAAACATTCAAAAGGATATCCTCGACTATCTCCGGGGCACCCTCAAGGACCAATCCGCCGCTCGTCTTTCCATGGAAGGCGACCTTGACCCGAGACATTCCCACTACAAAAGAAACTGACGTTATCGTAAACGTAGAAGCACTCAAATTCACATTCGCATGGGCTATCTGCTGCCAGCCCGCGCCGTCGCCGAAATCGACATATGTATCATCAATGGCCTGAATTGCATGGTAGCAAATATTGAATTGAAAAGTGCTGATAGCATAGGCCGAGTTAATGCATGCGACCACGGGGGCTTGATTGGAATCATAAACACCGTAGTAATATGGGATCGGCATCCCCACCATCGCTGGATCAAGATTGGGAAAATTGGAAGTCCAGTAATGGTTTATCGGGATTTGGCGCATAAGAGAAAAACTGTTTGATCGCAACGAGAGGATCAATTGGCTTGATGTGAAAATCTTCTCGGTTATCTTACCCGTGAAGATAGCCGTGTACTCAGTATAGGCTAGGGAATCTCCCCCCAGAAGGATTTTGCAAGTCTTATTAACCCAGATAAACTTGTTGGCGATTTGATCAAAGAATCCCCGGCCATTTAAAAGAATCAAGTCGCCCGCGCCGATTTCGCTGACGCCATAATGGATATCGGTTATGGATTGGGAAAGGGAGGGAATTCCCCGGTCTGCGATATAGGGTTCGTAATAGATACTATTTAGGATGATCCCCTTGGTGGCGAAGTAAACCCAGAAAAATCCGACAATCGTGTGGTGATTGGGACTTCCATCGTCAGGAGGATGAATGTAAAGCAGAGCATTGGCCGTATCGTGCCAATATGATCCAGCGTTGGCTTCCACCAAAGCGATATTAGCCCTAGCAGTAAATGCGGTTCCATCCAATTCCAAAGAAACAAGCGCTTTGCGAATTATTTCCGTCTTGCTGTCGGGCAAAGTCACGGTCTCATTGAGATATGAAACCTGGTAGGTAAATGTTTGCGCGGGCGTTAATGTCCATCCGGTGATTAATTCGGCCAACTTCAATTCGGCAAGAAAAACCTTTTCTGATTCCGCATTAGCAATCAGGGCGGCAAATGTAGTGGCGGTTCCCATTACCTTGATTCCCTAAATGTAAAGTTGGCGTTATATCCCTGGAAAGCATAAGAGGAGGCCCCCGGAAGTTGGGTAAACTTTCCATATACGGTCAATTCATCCGGCTCATTGTCATAATCGAAGGCAATGAAAAGATCTTTCGCTAATCCAACCGCATTGAATACGGCCTGAAATGATTCCCATTGAGCTTGGGTATAAGTAGTATGCGAAAATATAAATTCCCTAAATTTAGTTATCGTATCAAAATGATCCTGGCCGCCAATGGTTCGCGCCGCCATGGATTCATCCACAAAATTCTCCATCCAATTAGCATCATATGAATAGGCGGGTTCAAAATAAGTTCCGATGAATATCCGGCCAAGGTCCCAATCGGTTGGCACGGCTCCAGGGGAATAAACCACGTCCAATTTCAAAAACCTCTCATCATAACTGGCAAAAGTCTTGATGATGGTTCCATAATTTCCATTTGCTGTCGGATTCGCATGCCATGTTAAGGATTCTGTATGAGTTCCAACGCCAAAGCCAGCATCATCATGGAAAAGCAGGTTAAGAGTGCCGGGAGCGGATGTCCAAGTATATCCGATAAGAGCCACACAGGTAGTTGATTTTGTTCCAGCACCCAAGTCAATAATCAGGTCCGCAGTCCCTGCCACGGCTCCAGCGGTACGCCAAACTTTTGTCCGGAAAGGATTCTGCAAATTCTCTGCTGGGAATCCAGTAGCTTGTGAACTCTCTGTCAGGGTCGCTGTATCAAATTGGTTAGAATATAAAAAGAGTATCTTGGTGGCCATTAGATTGTCGTCAGTCCCCTCGAATGGATAATTCTTCTTCCGTCTTTGCTTTTCTTCAATAGGTAATTGGTTATGGGTTTCCCGTCGAGATAAACATGCAATTCAATCGGTCGGTCAGAATCTTTTGCTAACGGCCTGATCTCTTCTGGCCCAGCCTCCCCGAATACATACCTCCGCCCACTTCTTCCAACTCCCCTGATTTCCTCGTTTATAATGCCGCCGAATTGGCCACCATAAGACGCGCCCGGCTCTCCGATTAGGCTGACCGGAAGACCAATATTTCCGGCCTTAATCTTATTCAATACCTGGTCTAACATGCTTGAATACTCGGCTTGTTTACTAAACCAAAAATTTGCGTCTCCCCTTGCTTCCTCAAGAGTGGGTTGCCTTCCAAAGTTGGAAATGAATAATTTCAATAAATTATTAGGATCGAACCAAGCATTACTTTTTATTAAATCAAAGAGATTTTGAATTTGCGGATCTTGCCAATTGGCCATCCATGTATTTCCATAAGCAGATTCCATTGCCTGCATTAGCATTACAAGGTTCAATCCACTACCAATATTTGGATCTTTGGCGATAAATGGATTGATAGCACCAACATCTCTCATGCTGAGCTCCGTTGGTTGGTTTCCGAGCCAATTAGTCCATTTTGCTATGGCAAATAAGACTACCGGAGCCGCCATCAATGCACCATAACCAGCACCACCGGCGGCGCCCGCGCCCGCAGCGGCACCCGCGGCTTCCCCCCCTCCGGCCATCAATCCTTCCGCTGCAAAGGCCGTACTTCCCGCCTCTCCTGCTCCAGCCAATCCCCCTCCTCCGGCTCCAGCACCCCAATAACTCTCGAAAGTCCCCGATCCTCCTACGCCAAATTCACCACCCGCACCCTCTGCGCCGCTCGGAGCACCACCCCCACCCGTCAGCCAATTCCATCCCTTGCCGAGAAGGCCACCTTCACCGCCCCCACTAGTTCCTCCGGTTTGCGGAGCAGTCTCTTTTCCCAGAAGCAGCCATTTCGCCGACTCAACAAGATATTGAGTCGTCATGTCGGCCAGCATTTTTGTGAATGCGGCCAGGAGGGCATCAACGAAGTTCTGCCAAAGATCCTTCATGTCATCCAGTCGGCCCTTGAATAACTTCGTATAAAAATCCTGCAAAGTATTTGCAACCGCCCCGCCCTTTCCAAAGACATCATCAAAAATCGCCTTTCCTGCTTCCCCCCAGCTTTTTTGATCCCTTATATTTTGCTCCATGGCGACTTTCATGCCCTGCCAAAAACTTCCCTTTCTCAATTTTTCTTCTTCATCAATTTTCTTTTTTTCAATGGCAATCCATTTCGCAAGTTGAACCTCATTGACTCCAAAATATCTATACATCTTTATTTGTTCTTCAAGCATTTCCTTTTTGAATTCGGTTTCATCCCTGCTAAATCTTGCTATATCCCCTTTCATTTGATTGTAAATTTTCCATCTTTCAGCCGCTTTTTCCTTATCAAATTCTATTGATTTGTCTCCATAAGATTGATCGATATCACTTAATGCGTTATTCATTGCTTCATATCGATCTATCCTGTCCTTATTAGATGAGACATATTGCGTAGTTTCCTCCTGACTAATTCGGGTGAAGAATTCCAATCTCCTTTTCTCCGTTGCAGTAGTGGCTTCATAGGAATTTTCTTCAATGTCACTTAATGCAAGATAGGACTCCTCCCTTATATCAATTATTTCCTTCTGGTTTTTTAGATATTCTTCCGTCCCTTTTTCAAGAATTTTTCCGGCTTCAAGGGTTGCCCATTCATTGAGTTTATTTATTAATTCTTTATTTCCTTTTGCGATTTCGTATCTCTTATCATACTCGGCCAGAACCTTACCCGTTTCATTTTCTCTTAGGTTAGCAATCTCTTCAATCAACTTTTGTTCTAATTCTTTTTGTTTTTTCCTTATTTCTATTGCTTCAATAGCCGCCTTTGTCTCTTCTGTCCATTTTTCTTTGGTTTTTTGGGCCGCCTCAATTTCTTTTTTATTTATTTCTGAAATAGCTCCCGAAAATCCAACCATATTTTGGGCGGCTTTATTAGCCAATTCTCCCGAGGCCCCAGCAAGATCCTCAGCGGTTTTCCTTGCCTCTTCCGCCCATTTTCGCATTCCAGCGGCAGTTTCCTTAAATCCGAACTTCTCGGCTCCGAAGGCTGCAAATTCCGCAGATAATTGAAGAAGTTTGGCAATTCCAAAGGCTGCCGATAACGCACCAGAAGCAAGCCATTGCAAGGCGGCAAAGCTCTTTTGTAATGCATCAATAAGGACCTTGCCAAGGGTCTCTGCCAATTCGTGCATCTGCGCTTTTGTTTTTTGCATCTGTTCTGCCGCATTGCTGTGTAGCGGTCCCATTTTGGCGGCTTGGATGGCGGCATTCGCCATGGCTATTCCATATAGATCCACTTCCTCAATTCCCGCTGCCAGCGCCTTATTTACAAGCGCGATTTCCTCTTTGGTAACTAATCCATATCGCCGAAGAGCGCGTGGCATGTTGGTCGAAATAGCATCAGTTATCGTTTCATAAGCGGTCTTAACATCTTCTCCGGCGACTCTTGCGGAGACTCGTGCCGTCTCCATTATCTTTATTATCTGATCACCGCTTAATCCCTGAACCATCCCCTTGACGGCTTTCTGCATAATATCCGAGTCATCAACAGTTTCAGCAGCGGCCTTTTTCATCGCATCAATAATTCTTTCACTACTTTCTCCAGCCGCCTCGCTGACTATTTTGAATGATTCTTCTACCTGGAGAGCCACGGCCCCAAGTTGCATATATTCCTTGGCTTTGCCGAAAGCCATATATGCACCCATGATCGATCCAGCTATTGCTATCCAGTGATCTTTTAATTTAGTAAGGATAGACTTTTGGGCGGTTGCTGATTTCTCTATCTCGACGGCGGCAGTCTTCATCGGTTCAATGATGCCGGATTTGATGACTTCCCCGGTAGGCGAGAGGATAGACCATCCTTTCTTGATCTCGTTGAATCCGCTCACAACCTGGCCGACCTTGGGCGTGAATTCCCCGAGGTCTAGTTTGAATTTTGCTGTGACTTCTCCAATGTTCAAATCAATCCCTCTAACCTAAACATTTCAATCGTGTCATCTATCGTTGTTTCCGTTGGCTTAAAAACTCTCTTCAAGTCAACACCCATAAATCCCGCTACCATCTGCATTAATACTTTAATATTCATCGATGCGGTGTCTCCCCTGTTCCATTGCTTGCTCAACTCCTCTAATTGGCGGTAAGAAAGTTCCTCCTCTATTTTTCCCACCGTATATCCAGGATATGCTTGCATGATAAGGTGATAACTTTCCCATTTGGTTACCGATTCCCTGGACTCTTTTCTGGTATCCTTAATGCACTTCCAACCCGGATAAAAGGTGCGAAAAAAGGGATTAGCCAGTCCACCCGAGACTGGTTTGCAGCGGTCTTGACGATTTCCTCTATCTGCCGCATGGAAAGATTATTCATAATCCAATCCGAATCAAGTTTTTCCGCAGCGGAGAGGCTGAAAATGAAATTAAATATCCTGACTGTTCCTTCATCTACCGCTGCATTGAATCCGGGATCAAGCTGATCGGTCTCTTTCAGGGGGTTCCCTTCGGCATCCCTGAAAAATCTGGAAAGATCTGATTGAATGTTGAAAATCAATTCGAATAATTTTCTTGTCCGGCCTATTTTCATTTCTCGGAGTTCGAATTTTTTGTCCCCGATATTAACGTAAGTCAATTCTTCATCAAACCTTTCCAACAGAGCCATTCACAACCTCCTTGAAATCAATTTTGGGAAACTCGTTCATTATTCCTTTTGAGCAGTCGATCAATTCCAGCCCCGGAAGCAATTTGCATGATTCGGCAAAGGCCCGATGGGAAACTCTTAACTTCATTGTAGTTTCTATCCCATTGATAATTTCAATTGCGCCCTTATCCATTGCCCACTCATCCTGCCCCGCTTTCAACCAACTCCCGTTTTCTCGCATGTAAATTGAGCACCGCCTTTGCCCATTGGGGAATCCGAAATCAGCGCCGAGAACATACATTTTCCTGATTCCCATCCAATATGCTAACCGAATCATGGCGGTCGGACAGGTGGAGGAGGCTAGGAGGGCATCAACATTGGGAAAAAGGTCATGCAGTCCATTTTTCGTCAGCCAATGCCGATGGTCAAAGATATTCATCCACCAAACCAAATCAGGATTGAAAAGGGCAACCGAATCTGGATGAATGTAGGTAGGGATGATAGCTTTGAAATTTGAGCAGTCAATTCCCATAAATTGCTTGGGCACCATTTCATCCGCATCCAAAATGTGAACCCAATCCGGCATTATCCCATTTCCGATGCATGGATTGATTGTTGAATTCCCGGCAAAGATGAGCCCCCTGAATTTCTTTAGATATTGAATGGATTCATCCAGGGAGGGGCCGGAGGCCAGAATCGCGGCCTCCTTCCCCCAATGGATATTTTTCAGGTGCGAAAGCGTCCTCAGTTTTTTCGGATCGGTCGGAACCGTGTGGTAATTCGCCGCAGCATTTCTAGTCCAGAACGGCATCCATTGCTCAATGGTGAATATGTCCATCCGGTCGCAGATTCTTTCAAATTCCTCAGCGAGGTTTTGAAAGACAATGCCATTCTCCGAAAAAACTGAAAGGTCGGTCATTCAGATTTCCAGGGAAATCTCAAAAAGCTGGCTGCCCTTGCTGTAATTCGTGACATCGGCCATTAATCGGAATGTCAGCGTTTGTCCTGGATATTCATCTTTTTCGTTGACTGTGATTGGAAAGGCACCTTCCCTTTTCGCCCGCCATGCCGTGAATTGAAAATATTTCCCGGCCGCGTCTACTCCAGAGAGAACCAATTTTCCTTCTTGAACATCATCGGCCCCGCCACCGCGAATGTAAGCTACGACTGGATATCCCTTGTAATGAATATTGACATAGGATCCGGCAGTAATTGTGCCACCGGAGATATGGGCGACGGTTCCATTTGCCCCAGTGGTAGAGAAATCCGTTCCCAGAACATACTCGGTCTCATAGTCCATCGAATAAACCAGAACCGTCCCAGATTCAAAAGTGTAGGGAGTACTGATGGCACTTGCGGTATTCAATTGTTTCTGCATTGATCTCCACACGGTTCCGGTAACGGACGCCAAATAGTTGGTCGTCAAAATGTTTGAGATCGTTTCCAGGGATTTCGCCTGGGCCATCGCATAGCGTAATTGCGATGCCTTCATGTCGGCAATCGTGACCTCAATGGTAGCCTCCTCGTTGATTTTCCGCGCGTTAATCTGGCCCACATTGTCTCCGGTTCTTCCGTAAGCCATCGCATAGGTCCAGTTCAGCATTGCCCTTGACTTGCTGGTTCCCAGCCTTTGGTCGTTAAGATAAACTTGGACGGGTCCGATGGGTATCCGTCTCGCAACTGTCTGACTCATTTTATCCTCCAATAAAAAAGCCCACCCGGTTTCCCGAATGGGCTTTCATTTGCACTTTGAATTTAGGGGGCCTTATTTCTTGACAATCAGGCCCACTACGTTGTTCTTCCTGTCTATCGCAGTTATTATGTAATCATGCTGGGGCGTGATCAATAGATAACCAGGTTCCGCCCCATTCATCTCAAGTATTGCCTTGTGTGTATATTTGCCGGGGATGTATCTTTCATTTCCCTTTTTCACTTTGCAGAAGGAGTCTCCGAAATCTTCAAAGATAATTTTCCCATTATCATCAAAGGTTGGTTTCATGATAGTGCAGATATCGTCCAGAAAATGAATCACTTTATGGCGTCCTTAAATTCCATCCGAGGAAATCCCATTGACAGACCCTTGGAGCAATTAATCACCTCTATGCCGCCCAAGGAATGGATCATATGGCTAATGGCCGCATGAGCTACTTGCAACTTGATAGTGGTTTTAATTCCCTCGATTTCTTTTTCCTCACTCCTATCTATGCAGTACTGATCTATCCCATCAGGTATCCAGGCATAGGCTATCTTCTTATAATTTGTGCATCGATGCCTTCCGCCGGGGAAACCAAAATCAAAACCAACGAGATACATTTTACTTATGCCCATTGTGCAGGCCAACCTAGCGGCCGCCCCCGAAGCGCAAGTAGAAGCCAAAAGGCCATCAATTGTGGGGAATGCGATATGTAATCCTTCTTTCAAGAACCAATGCCGGTCATCGAAGATATTGAACCACCAGCAAAGATGAATTGAGAAAAGTTTAATCGCATTCGCCGCCGAATAGGTAGCAAGGATCATTTTCATTCTTTTCGTATTGAGATCCTTGAATTGGTTAGCAACATAGGTATCGGCATCAAGAATCACAGTCCAATCAGGATTAATCCCGTTTGCTATTAATGGATTCGCCGTCGAGTTCGTGGCGAAAATCCTCCCCTTGAAATCCTTCATATAAGGAAGGCAGTCATCTAGGGAAGGTCCGGAGGCGGTGATAATGGCCTCTTCTCCGTAATGGATATGCCGCAAATGAGAAATTGTCTTCGGCCTGTCCCTTGGGATGATGGTATAATTCTCAAGCGCATTTTTTACCCATGGAGTCATCCAATGCTCAATCGTCGTCTTGTCCAAGGAGAACATCAACTCCTCGGCTTCTTTTTGTTCCTTTGTGAGCGTTGTATCTTCCATGATTGTTATCTACTGGGCATCTTCACCAAATAAACCCGGTATTGATCGGTCCGAACATAGGTTTGGAACTCTCGGTCAAAATCATCCATTCCGATATTTTCGATGCCGATAAATAATACCTTGCATGAAGTAAGTCCGGAAAAGGAGGTAGCTTGATCCAGGATTTTTTTGATTCGCTCCATGATTCGGTCAGTATTCGTCTTGGAATAAGCTGAAATCCTCAAAGCAAGGGATCGTATCTGACCATCTCGGCTTCCGCCGCCTACCGAACCACCGGAGATTTTATGAGTAACCAGGGGAAAGGTCGGCCCTGCCGGTGGCTTTACAAAATAGACTCCATAAGGATCAGCAACCTTGGAAAGTAGCGATCTTAGCGTAGTATCCGCTTTCAAAATCGATGCTATCTGGACCTTGAGTTCATTCAATCAAGGTCTCCCCATTTTTTCTTCCGACTTGATCCCTGAAATGGAAAGAATTTGATGCAATGCTTTCTTTTCCGAATCAGTCAATGCATCGTACTTTTGTTGCGCACCAATTGCCGCCCCTTTCTTCTGGATGATAGCCACAACTTCATCCTGTTCTGCCGCAACTTCAAGACGCTTATTTTGTAAATCCTGGCGGACGATCTCCAACTCTTCTAAAGTCATACTTTCATAGTCTGGCTTAGGCATCTTTCCTCCTTATAACATGAATATTTTCAGCCCTGCGGTATTGTCCCATTGGACAGTAATATCGCCCCCATTCGGCAGGACGGGAAGTCCAGTGGCGGTATCGATATAAGCGATCAATTGAGAAGTGGTGGAAAGGCCCGTGCTTTGATAGATAACGATATAACCGGCTGTATTCCCAGTTACCGCCGTAAAAGTCACATCCGCACCATCAGCCACTCCGCTGAGGATCGTCGGACTCGTGATAGCTAGACCGATGCTATTGTTGATTCTCGCTCCCGCCGTGATGCAGGTGAGATAATGGTGCGTCGCCAAATTCACCGCATATCCATCGGATACCAATAGTACGGAAATGGCATCGGCATCCCACTTAATCCCTCCGCTTAAAAAACTTTGTCTCGCTAAATCATAAAGCGCATTCGCCATTTTATCCTCCAAAATCTCCCGAACTAACTCCAAGTTTCGGGAGAATGATAGTCTACAAAGAAAAGATATTGATGAGAAGACGTGTAAATATTAAAATCTGCGTCAAAATCATCTGGTCCAATAGCAGTAAGGGCGGCATTGGAAACCTTGAATTCTGCCATGTCCGTGAACTTTGTCGCCTGGTTTAATAATTCTTCCACTCGTTCAAGGATGTCATCGGCATTGGTGGCCGAATAAGCCTTGAATTCCAGCCGGATTGTCCTCTGTTGCGGGTTATTTTCACCATCCGGCAATTCATCCAGAACCCGCATTGTAAGAACCGGGAACGGCGGCCTCGCCGGGGGTCTGGCAAAATAGACGCCGAATGGCATTGAGGATTTGTTAAGAAGACCCTGCAAAATTGAATCCGTGCGCAATATGTATAAAATCGTCGCCTTTAGTTCATTCCAATCCTTGGGATAGGTAACAGTTAAGGTTCCAAATAATTCGCCCGAGAAGATACCCATGGGCGAAATAAATTGGGTTACTCCGAGAAGAATTGGTAATCCGAAAGCCTCACCGCTGGCAATCCCCGACGGGAGAATATAGGATATTCCCCCAATAACAATGGCATTCCCAAATACCTGAGAAGTGCTGATTCCTGTCGGATAAAGAACTAAATTTAATTTAGAATTTCCAAAAATCTCTCTGGACGAAATGCCTGAAGGATAAACCTTAAAAATCAATTTGCCGGTCCCGAAAGCCTCATCGGAAGAAATGCCGGATGGAAGAATAAACCTGCTAATAGATGCCAATCCGAAAGCCTGGCCGCTCGCAATACCGGAAGGAAGAATAAACAAATTCCCTGCGGTGACGACCGCACTTCCAAAATTTTGGGCACTACTTATTCCCGACGGAATAATGAATCTTTTAATATTGGCCGACCCGAAAGATTGATTGCTAGAAATTCCTGACGGATGTAGAATGAAATTCACTTGGCTATTTCCTAATGCTTGACTAGAAGATATTCCGGTTGGGAAAATTGAAAAATTTACGTTAGGATTTCCAGATGCCTCTAAACTAGCAATTCCTGTTGGCAGAACATATCTTTTGATGCTCGGTGATCCGAAAGACTGGGCACTTGGGACACCAGAAGGAAGAATATATCTTTTAATGCTGGGAGATCCCAATGCCTCCAAAGAAGTAATCCCAGAAGGAACCAAATACAGTTTAATAGATGAAGCACCAAAGGATTCACTTGAAGTGATCCCCGCAGGATAGATGAATGTAAACTCATCGAATCCAATATCCCAGGATGCTCCCCTTGTTTGAAAATCTATATCATCATCGAACATCCCGCTTAAATCCGTACCTGCGTTTATCGCATCCGTATCCGCAGCCGCAAGATGCCAATCGTCTCCGGCGGCGTTGACAAAAGTAAGAGTTTTAGAGATGAGATTCCCCGCCCCACCCCAGTCGTCCGCCGTAGCATCTTTGGAAAGGCAATAGGTTACGGTTTCAGTTACTAACCCATCAGAAGAAAAATCCGCCGTAGCATTATTATCTCCAAGGCAGTTTGTGAGGACAATCGTTCCTGCGGTTGCACCCTGGTGCATATAAAAACCGATTGCGGAATTAATAGCATTACAGTTAAAGGCAGAGATCGTAAATGTAGAAGCGGCTAGAAGTTCAAAACCGTAAGTTTTACATTCATAAGCAAGACAGTTAATTACTATTGCCGAGGAATTTCCATCGGGTCTAAATCCTATTCCGCTCCCTGATCCGGTATTAATAATTTTAACTATACATCCAATTGCTTTAGTTCCTGTCCCTGACGGCTTAATAGCTATGTAAGATGAAGCAGAATTTAGGGTTGATATTACTATTAGATCATGAAGTTGTGAATATGCTTCAGTTAAAGTTATAACATTTGCAGCGGTCGAAGTAGCAATCATAAATCCGTTATTCGGTGTCCCATCATGCCTTTGGCCAGAAGGAGCTCTGATAAGCCTAAATATTGTTGCAGAGGAATTTGTTGCTCCCGCTACGTTAATTCCCGATTGATCAAAACTGCCTGCATCATCATAGCAATCTAAGACCTCGCCTTTACCCGCTATGGCAAGGTCAATCGTGTGATCAGATTCCCAGGTCGCTATTGAAGTGTAATCCCGACCAGCCCCGGCAGTTCCGAAGGTATGAGTATTGTAAGATGAAGGAAGTACCCTGCTGCTCGCCATTTACCCTATCGCCTGTCTTATATTCGCAAACTCGGTCGCCCCAATCTTCTTTCCCAATACCTTATCCTGCAGAAGGTCGGCAACCGGAAATGCCACCTTCTCCAGTGGCTGGTATTCTTCATTCTCGTCAAGCAATCTATTCATATCCACAGTGATCCCGAAAAGTGTTTGAGCTTTCGAGATCAGTTCGGCCCAGGGAATCCTATATCTCCGTTTGGCCAATATCTGCGGACTTATTTTCGTCTCATCCATCTCCGGGAACCATAGACGGTCATCGGTATATGATTCCAATCTCAACGCAATTATATGGGATGGGTTGGTCAACACATTTCCTATGTCAACCCCAATAATTAGATGAGTTTTCCTTTCGACCTTCCCTCCCTGGAAGGAATCCGGGACGGCGTCAACAATGTCTCCCTGCTTCGCCGTTACAATATCTGTATCGACCATATCGAAATTCTGAAGGATGAATTTTACTATCACTTAGATTCCCTTTTTGATTTTTAGGCTGGTTCCAATTTTCTCGAAAAAATAGAGGAGATTGATATTTTCTTTTATCACTTCCCGCAAGGCCTCTTTCAAATGGAATATTTCAATCTCCAAATCCTCTATTCTTTTCTGGCCCGGGAAATCCTCTGGTCTTTCAATAAAATTGCTTTCTCTTTTTCTGGCTATTACTTTTGCCAGTTCAGCCCAACCTAGATCCGGACTCATGCAAAAAAAGACCTTATCGCCATCTCAATCTGCCTTTCCCATTCCTGCTTCTTAGCCTCGACTGCGGGACCGATGAAGGGATGGTCCCTTTCTATCTTTCCCGCATATTCCATCGCTCCGCCCTGGGCGAATTCTGCGAGAATACCAACCTCACCTTCAATGGAACTCAAATCGTGTCTCATCCTTAGATTTATTGAATTGGTTAGGTTAGTAGTTATATTGTGATACCGCCAAGTGCCATCTGAATTAAAAATCATAGCGGGCCAAGGTGGATGATTTCTTCGGGCCTCTTCCTTGATAATATCAAGACCCATCTTAAAACCCAATAAAAGCGATTTAATTATTCCCTCTGGAATCATGTTAATCTTGCCAATCACTTCTGCCAGATTCTTGAGATCTTCCATCAAACTGCCCCCGCCACATATTTCATCCAGACCTCAAGGTGATCCTCCCAATCTTCTACCCTCAGAATCAGATAATAATTAGTATCCCCACTTCTGATAATCTTATCATTGGCCAATAATCCGGCATTATAGGCCGCAATGCCCAGATGGGTTCTTTCGCTCAATAAGCCCGGATCACTCCTTGAAAGATTTCCACTACTCGGCTGGATTTCCATTGATACCGTTCCCGAATCGGTCCACGTCTCCGTTGGGGGAACGGTAGCATAATTAATCGCCAATCTTTGAATCGTGACGGTCTCTCCCCAATCGCCTAGAATGGCCGTCGTGTCGGCTATGAATCCAGCCAAATCGATAGTCATTTTCTAAATATCCTCTCCGAGTATTTCTGCTATCAGACAGGACATTTCCTGTAGTAAAGTTTTAAGATTTTCCTTGATTAATTTTTCGTCTTTGGGGGACAATTTATTTTTATTTAGGATAGTAACTAAACTTTCAATCGCTTTTTGTGAAGCGTCATCAATTCCCCAAGGAGTATCAATTTTGATCATTCCTGACCCTCATCTCCGAGATATTCAGTTAGATCTTCCCCGATCTCAGAAACTTCCACCGCAAATCGATTGAAGTCCTCGGCCGGGATGGCATTAAGTTGCTCTTGGTAAGCCTTCCGGGCCTCCAGGAGATTAATCATGACTTGAGACTTGGAGACTGATTTCTGCCCTATCCGATAGTCTGCAATCGTTGCGGGACTTGCGATGAGTGTTGTGATTTGCGCGTCAATCGCCGCTATCTTCGTTTCAAGTTCGCTCTGGGTTAGTTCCGCCATGGGAATTTTCCTTCTTCGATCATTGCCTTGACCCGTTCATAATCTTCTTGGGTATCAACCGACATTTTCCAATCAATACTCCAAGGGGGAGAGTAAGTCCTTATTTTTTCGTCACCGAAATAATCATACATGCCCATTGTGACATGCTCTTTATATTCTTCTGCATTCTTGAGAGGGGAAGTATGGACAAAGCAATGAATTTTCTCAAGAAGGCGAAAACTAAATATTTCAATATCTAATCCGAGGGGTACTGTTCTAATAGGATGACAATTCGATAAATATCCATCATTGCCATCAAGTTTAAATTGAGTGACCATTTGCCCCATAATGTTTATATCTATCAATGGGCAATCCCCGGTAATCCTGATAATGGGATCGAATTTGAATGCCTTGGCGACCTCATAATAACGGTCCAAAACATCGGTCGGGTGGCCCTCAAAAACATGGGCATTTGGAAGGACGTCTTTGAATTCCTGCCCCTCTCCCTCGGGCACGGCGACCACAACTGGGAATCCCGTTTGAAGGCATCTCTCAAAAACGTGCGCGATTATCGGTTTGCCATCAATAGGCAACAGCACTTTTCGAGGAAGCCGTGTCGATCCTAATCTTGCTTGTATTATGATTCCTACCATTTAGACATTTTCCTATGAATAAACATCCCGCTATGATGGCGGCCAAGATTATCCAATCCCATGTTCTATCCTTGGGAGATGAATTATTCGACCAATAAGGGGTCATTCCCTTAAACCACTCTTTCCCCTTCGGGCGCCCAACTTCCATTTCTCTTCGCAATCAAAGGTCCCCAATATTTCGCTGCCCATGATACTTTCCGCAGTTCTCACTTTCTTAACAAATTCGTTAAAATCTGCGGAACCAATTGCCTCCCCGGTTTCCTCTAAAGCAAAATGCTTTTCAATCACGCCCGCCCCCATGGCAACCGCCATGCAAGCCGCAAGGTGGCCCTTAGTGTGATCGGATAGGCCAATCCTGTGCCCTGGGAAGTAACTTCCCAAAGTTCTTATCCCGGCAAGATTCACATTCTCCTCATCAGCCGGATAATCAACCGTGCATTTCAAAAGCGTCAAACGAATTCTTCCGAGCCAATTTATGGCGTTGCTTATTTCCTCGATTGTCCCCATTCCCGTTGAAAGGTAAATCGGTTTCCCTTTCGATCCGATATGCCGAAGCAATGGCTCATAGGTGAGATCCCCAGACGCAACCTTGAAAGCCTTCATTCCTATCTCATCCAGGAAGTCAATCATTTCTACATTGAAGGCAGAGGCCAGGAAATCAATCCCCATCTGGTCGCACTGGTATTTGAGATAAACCCAATCCAGACTTTGGAATTCGTTGTTCTTGAACGACTCGTAAAAAGGACTCGTCTTGGCCACGAACTTTTCCGTATTCCATGCCTGAAATTTAACACAATCAGCCCCAGCTATCTTGGCCGCAAGAATCAACTCGCGGGCCGTCTTGACATTTCCCTTATGGCTGGCCCCGGCCTCGGCTATGATGTAGACGCCCAAACCGCCTCCTTTGTCTTCTCAATCACATATTCAACCTGTTCATCGGTCATATCGGGATATATCGGAATGCTCAAAATATGTTTCGCCACTTCCTCGGCAACGGGGAAATCGCCTTCTTCGTAATGAAACATTTTTCGATACCAGGACATCAGATGCACGGGTTTATAATGGATGGCGCAAGAGATTTCTTGGGATTGCAGATATTCCGCAACCTTGTCCCTTTCTTGCAATAGAATGGAGAAAAGATGGCGGGAATGAACAATATTTAAGGGGAAAAACTTCTGCATCTTAATCCCCGGACAATTTTCAAAAGCCATTTCATATCGGATTGCAATAAGTCTTCTTCTGCTATTCATCTGATTAATTTTCTTTAACTGTTCAATCCCAATCGCCGCCTGGATCTCATTCATGTTGAATTTGAATCCCCAGTCAACCATATCTTGGTAGATCCCGATTTTCCGAATTCCATTAAGGCGCATCCTCTTTAGGATTTCCGCCATGGCATTGGAATTAGTAGTAATCATCCCCCCCTCCCCCGTAGTCATGTTCTTGGAGGGATGGAAGGAGAAGCAGGCTATGTTGATTGAACCGATCTTTTTACTCTTGTATTCTGCGCCGCAAGCATGGGCGGCATCTTCGATAATCGGAATGTGCCAATTTTCCTCATAAATAGCATCCAAATCGCATGGGTGGCCAGCATAGTGAACGGAAATTACGGCATCCGGGTTTTGATGGCCGATTTTATATGGATCAATACAAAAAGTATCGGGATCAATGTCCACAAACCTGGGAATATGGCCCGCTAACACCACAGCATTGGCTGTGGCTACATAAGTAAGAGCGGGTAGGGCTATGATGGCCCCCCTACCTGGAAAGATGGCTTTAATGGCCATATAGAGGGCCGCAGCGCCCGAATTTACCGCTATGGCATGGCTTGCCCCCACATATTCGGCGAATTTGGCCTCAAACTCGGCAAGCTTGGGGCCTCCAGTGAGATATCCGGAGCGCATTACTTCACTTACGGCTTGAATTTCCTCTTCGCCGATGGAGTGAAGGGAATAGGGGATCAATCTTCTTCCTCCGCCTCTTCCCTAGCCACCCTCAGCATTTCCGCCATTGCGGCTTTCTTCTTCCTCTCTCTCCGCTTGCAACATCCGTCAAATGTCTCATTCGGGTCATAAAGGAACTGGAGTTGCTGTTCTTCAAAAAATTCATATAATCTCAATGGATGGGACGGGAAACTCATCCATGTGAGAATGTCGGCACCGAATCCTATCGGGATAACTGTCACCCTAGACGGAACCCCTAAGAGTTCACCCGTTCTTTCCAAGAACAATGCTCCCCCCGAATTGCCGAAGATTATGTGGCATGAGGTCATCAGGTAGGCCCGATCATCAATTATCTCTCTCATGGCAGTGATCTTTCCGTAGCTTATCACCGGGTCATGTAGCAAACTGCATCCGACTGCCAACACATCAATACCGATATAAATATTTTCCCTAATTTTATCTTTGGGCATGAGCTGGGCGACGAAATCCGCCCTTTTGGGAGAAATAAGTTTTAGAATGGCGAGATCATGATACTTATCATAGGCAATAATCTGTCCCTTGAGAGCATTGGCGCTGTTGACTTTTGAACATTCTACATAATCAAAGACCTCTACAACCATCTCGGAAAGGAATTCCTTTTTAATATTCTTTTTCAATAGGGAATCCCAGTCGTCCTTGATTCCAATGCAAGATTCAATGACATGATGATTGGTGAGGATGAAAGTATCAAAACCATCCTTTCCTTCCTTAGAATAAATTATCGTCCCGGATCCCCCAGCTTTTTCTGTGCGAACCCTTACAGCCGGATAGATGCAGCGATCATGCAACTCCTGAATATTCATTATTCCCCCCTATCAGTTTCATAATTTCTTCTTTTGTCATCCTTCTGGCCTTGTCGCTACTGAATGGCTCTTTGACCTCATGGGATTCCCGTCTTTCCTTATTGCTCATTAGGGGCACGATTATGAAATGATCCTCATAGTCAAAGGTCCTATTTAGTTCATTAAGAGAAACCAGGCATTCGTGAACTTTCTCTCCGGGTCCTATGCCATCCAATCTTAATCCCGCCTTATTGCGGAATATGAAATTTATTGTGTTGGCCAGATCAAGAACAGAAAGGGCTGGAAGTTTCTTAATAAAAATCTCCCCGCTCTCACCCTCATTTAGAATCTGCTCAACTAAGTCAAGAGCCTCATCCATTTTGATGATAAATCGCGTCATGTCATTGTGAGTGATGGGTAATGGCTCTCCATTGGCAGCCTTCACCTTAAACAGCGGAATGACCGACCCATTAGACCCGGCTACGTTCCCATATCGCACAATTAAGAAATCCGTCTGAGGATCGCCGAAAAAATAGGGGGCCTGCGAGAAAATCCTTTCGGCCAGCATCTTACTTGCCCCATAAGTATTTGCCGGATCTACTGCCTTGTCGGAGGAAATCAGAACGCATTTCCTGACCTGGGCCTCAACTGCACAGTCAACCACGTTATGACTTCCGGCAACATTGGTTTTGATGGCCTCGTAGGGATTGTATTCCGCGACCTCGATGCGCTTCAGGGCGGCCGCATGGAAAACCACGTCAACTCCGCGCATCGCCCTTAACAGACGCTCCTTATCTCGCACATCGCCGATGAAAAACCTGATTCGCTCCCAGTCCCTGGCGAATTTCTCCTTCATCTGCGCTTGGCGCAATTCGCCTCGGCTGAATATCCTGACACTCTCGGTATTGGGATTAGCCAGAAGTCTTGCCGCCATCGCCTGACCGAAGCTACCTGTGCCGCCGGTTATCAGATAATTCATTTCCTAACCAATCCGTAAATGTGAGAATCCGTGAATACACCATTTTTGTAGGCATGAGAAACTAAAATCCCCTCTTTTTTGTATCCCGCCTTATCAAATAATTTTCTACCGGGTAAATTTTCAAAGAACACTTCCGCCCACAACCGATTTAGATTGCATTCCTCAAAGGCATATTTTGCCAAGAGGTCAAGGATTTCCCTACCGAGACCCTTCCTCCGAAACTCTTTATTGCCGATATAGATTGAAACTTCCGCCTTTCTTCCAACCCAATCAATATTAGTCAGACCACAAACGCCAATCAGATTCCAACCTCTATTTAAATACTCAACCCCAAACATTATCGTCTGACGATCATCCTTCAGAGAATTGAACCATGCCTCCTGATTCTCCATGTTGAGATATCGATACTCGCGCACACGGGTGAAAATCTCTGGATCATTTCGCCAATCCCGGAGTTGTTTCAAATCTTCCCGTTCTAATGCCCGGAGACGAATCATTATTCCGCTCGCAATCCACCTGGGGCCGCCGGATTGTAATAGAAAACTATTCCGAATGTGTTTCCCGCCTGGGCAAACAAGGGGTCATTCGACCAGGATATAGCACTTTCTGAGATTACCGCTCCAGCCTCTATCCGTTGACTCCTAACCCCCAAATAATATTTTCCCTCAACCGTAAAGGTAAAAGTAAACTGGGGAATATCACTTACTCCAACTTGGACCGGGGTAGGAACGGTGGGCGTCTTCGTGTAACAAACATATTTGACCGTGGATCCGCTAGGCAATGGCGCCCCGCCTTCCAGGGTCGTCACGGCATCCCACTGCATGGTCTTTTGATTCGCTGGGAACCAACTCTGCGCCCAGACGATCACGGGAATAGCGATAATTGCGGCGATAATAAACCATTTCTTCATGATGATTTTCTCCTTTATACGACTTTTGCAGATTCTTCTTTGATACCGGAAATGATCTTGGTTATAGCCTCATCGAGCATTTGATTGAAAGTTTCTTTCCTGAAGGTCCAAGTGATTGAACCTATTTCCCGTTTAAGTGCTTCTTTGAAGTCGGCCATATCCATTTTTAAGTTTATACCTTCATTGGATATCGCGACTTCTATCTGGGGATTGTGCCATTTCCGAGAGATTGTTAAAATACTTTTCATTAAAGCTCCAAATAAAACTTTGAGTTTAGTTTTTTCAACAGTTTTCCTTTGGAAGACACAACTATTTCTGGAGTTACTGGTATGTCGGGATGAATTGATGCTGTTCCCACTGCGCCTTTCTCTCCCGTCCCACTTACATATCCATCTCCTGATATAATTCCATAGCCAGAATGTGACTCCGGTTGGAACCCTTCTGCATAAAAGTTGCCGGAACCACTAAGGGAGAAATCTCCTAGGGCTTGTTTAGAACCTGCGGCCTGGGCAATACCATCTCCTGAGATTTGAATGGATACATTTGCAGACTTGACACCATTGGATGAAAGTTCCCCGTTATCGGAAATCGAAACAGAGGCGAATCCACCTTTCTTCCCCTCAGAAGCAAGTGCTCCATTACCAGAAATCGCAGCTACACCAGAATGGGGTTCCCCTTGGAAGGCTTCACCGGTAGCTGTCAGAGAACCGTTTCCAGATATAGAAGCAATGCCCAGCATTCCTGCTAGGCCGATGGCCGCGAGTATTCCCAAAGTAGAGATTACTGCTGATCCTCTCCCGCCTTTTGCCGCCGCTCCGACCTGAGAACCTTTCCCAGAGATTGAGGCAGAACCAGAATGTTGTTCTCCGCCTCCGAAGAACCAATCAGTCAGAACTGCTTTGACAACACCGTAACTGATGTCATCTTCGCCAAAGCCTAAACTTTCGTCGCAATTTTCTCCGATAAATGCCTTGTACCCGTGTGCCATTACTTATCGATTATCTCCATCCGACTCTGAATTTGATTCGCTGTGGTCGCCCCACCCTGCCATATAAATTGTAAGCAAGCATCATTTGGGATATCGGGTAGACCAAGAGTTGCCCACCCCAACGTATTTCCGATACCAGCAAGTGGAAGTGAAATGGCCGCCAACGGTTTCACAATGGTCAATCCCCAGGATCCAGAGGTCCAGGTTGCGGAGTTTACTGCGCTTACGATTGAGCGAACTCCAGTAGCCCCAGTTGCCAAAGGAACCGGTTGCATTTGTCCGATAAGGGGGGCAGAGACAACCGCAGGTATAATTCCCGCCTCGGCTCCGTCTGCCGGGTTCTTGTAATTGATCGTCAGGGTTCCAGAAGCCGCACCAGCAGCGGCGAATTGCTCAACCCAAATCTGGCAGCCAACTCCATAATCCGTAATGCGTGCCGGAAGGGCACCGGGGGTTGTAACTGTGTAAGTTGATGCCGCAAAGCCCATGCCCGAACAGGACCATAATCTATCGACAAGAATCAAAGTTCCGGCAATCGTCGAGGTAGCGAACCATTTCGCCAACCAGTTCTTGACCGCGCCATTGGTGTAGGGGATGGCTCCCGTTGTGTCTTTAGAACAAGTATATCCCGAACCCGCCGTATAAGCCGGTGAAGCCCCACCCGCCCCAGGAAAACCTACGGCAAGCCATGTACTCTGATAAGATCCAATTGCCTTGCAAGCGGTACTATTTTTAAGTACCCATCTGGTCTGTCCTGCAGCAAGTCCAGAAACGATGTCATCAATTGTGGTAATAGCCATATTTTTCTCCTAGCCGTTCAAATCCAAGTCAGCGTCCGTGAGCGCATACGTCCCCTGATTCGTGAACACTTCATCAGTTACATTAGCTGAGCCATAGAATACTCCACTAGTCGCGAGTGACCAGAAACCCACGTAAGAGACCGTCGTGCTGGCCGGAACATCGAACACAGGAACATTTGAATCGTCCATGCTTCCACTTGCCGCAGGGTTCCAAGTGATAGCTTTCCTTGCATAAGCAGGACTTCCCCCAGCAATCTCATTCGTGCCACTTTCCCCTGGGTCTCCTGTGTGCAGTGAAGCAAAAACAGCCAATGCTCCAAGGGCATCCAACATCGCATTCTTTCCTAATATGCTGTAAGGCATTTAAATCCCTCCTAGAAAACGATATCAAAATAATCATAACTGAGACCAGTTCTGCCATTCCAATTCGTTTGGTATCCCGTACTCCCCCGCGTGTAACGCGCCCCCGTGTCAGTCAATTGCATCACATACCAATTGCCGTTTTTGTCGAGATATCCGAAATATTTTGTGGTTCCAGCATCATCAATATCCGTAATGGCATATTTATCCGCAGGGGAACCCGGCTCAATCGGAATTGTGGAACCCGTTAAAGAGGCAGGAAAATTTTCAACGCTCACAGCCTGTCCGACACCGCTTCCTTTGGTGGCTGCCTCCCAAGATAAACTATCCGAATTCCAGAGATAAGTCTTGTTCCCAGTCGTTCTCCGGATCCATGATCCCGCTTGAAGATAATAGGTCTCTGCCGTATCTTCTTCAAGATAAACCGATCCCTCTTCTATTTCGTCGGTTGGTTTTACATCCGTTGATATGCCGTGAAGCCAAATTCTCATTATTTAGCAACCGGAATATTCAATACTGCAATAACCGACAGTGGTTATTAGGGCATATATCCCGTTCGGACAATGGATATTGAGGCCGCTTACGGAGTTACCAACCCCTGCCGTTGCGGTGCATTGCATTACCCATTTTAATGTTCCAGTAGTAGCATTTATTCCATCATAGATTGACAATGTACCCGTAGCCGCCCCATTGCTAAAAATGCTGACTCCATGAAAATATCCCGAAACGCCGGATGAACCTATAACCGCACTCGCACCGATCACGACCGATTTGGTTTTTCTCTCGATCATTTGGTCTTCTCCTTGCCAGCCTCCAATGGCGGCAGTTGTTTAGGATATCTCGCCTGGAGTTTTCGGTACTTTCCTGCCGCATCCTCATCCCCAGCCAGGGCAAGGACATTCAATCGCGCCGCCTCTTCCTTGGTTTTATCCCACAGGATTTGGCTGTATTCGTCCGGCATGGCATGGAGATTCATCGGCCTGTCATACCATTCTCCGCCCCGGATGATGTTGTCAATCTCCAACTTGCCTTTGCCTCTGGCTATTCTTGCCTCTCCGAGGGGAGATTTCCAAAACTCGTCGAATACCTCTTCGGCCGACTTTTCTTTGTGTTTGAAGAAAACGGGCCTGCCCGCCATGCGGGCGTCCTCAATGACCTTGGCTGTGGCGACGTTGCGTATGTTCTCCTCGCTTGTGAATCCTGGACCCCTTCTGGCCTTGATGGATTCCGCATGCTTATCGACTAGTGCCTTGTCTTCGGCCGATAATTCCACCCCATTGACAGCAAATTTAGAGGTGTAGTGGGGCTCATTCAAGAATCCGGCCTTGATTGCATTGTCGATGATTGATTGGTCCACTTTGGCCTGCGTCGCCATGTCCTCCGGTGTTAATCTGTCTTTGCCTCTTTCCTTCTTTTTCACGAGGCCGTCAAAGTTGATGCTCATATACTCTCCTGAAACAAAAAGCCCACCTTATGAGTGGGCTTCTGGATTTAGATGCGCGGTTAACCTCCACCGCAAGGTTTTATTTTTCAGTTTCCTTGGTGAATGGACCGCCAGTCAACGCACCCGAGGACATAGGCTTCATAAAGCCGGAATCTCCAAATCCGGGTATCGAATGACAGACCGGTGTTATTGGGTTCCTGGGCCACCTCAAGGGGCGTCAATTGCTGATGGATCAATCCCGTCACATCCGTTTTCACGAACCAATGCGCGCCGAAAGTCTTGTCGAAGACCACATCCACTTCGCCGAAATGGATATTTTTCTCGTGACCGAAAGTCGTTGCCACAGTCGGGGGACGAATCGGGTCCTTGAATAACCGGGCCGCGCTGAATTGATCGGTTGTCCCGACAATTATTGTTTTGGGATTCACATTGATCCGCTCGCCGAATATCCCGCGCCATGCCTGGATAATTACAAGCGTGGCTTCCCAGGTCGCTTCCGTCAAGGCCCCGGCCGCAGCCATGTTGAATTGAGTGGCTACTGCCGCCCCGCCAGTGACGTATGGATGAGCCGCGCCCGTTAATGCCGTGATAAAGACGGCATCGTAGTTGGTTGCCGCCGACATCGCCAAGTAATAAGTTGATGCCGCATCGCCCTTGGCTCTTCCGGCGATATCCCCGGCGGTCCCGGCCAATCCCCTGAGTTTGTTGGTCTGGTCGGTATCAATTAGGAACTGGTCGATCTCGCAGATCCCGCCATATTCCTTGTTGACCAGCCGCACGTCTTCCGAATTGAAGGCCATGCGGGGGAATTCTCCTCCGGCCAACCGCTCGCCCATGCCGTCAATCGCAGACAGTTTCGGATATGTCTCAAAGGCGCCGTCGCTTGGCTTGGTATCAAACATCGAATTGACGGGGGCCAGCCAGTTAGTATATTGGGTCATCAAGTCCGTCCTGAGACCCCTTGCCAGGAAGGAAGCGAACTCGGTTGCCCTAGCCACTTCCGAAATGGGCAGCCCCTCTCGCCCCTCTCTGTATGCTCTGTAGACTTCACTAATTTTCATTTGTATCCTCCAAATAAAAAGGCCGCCCGAAAGCGGCCCCTATTGCCATGCTGGCTTGTGATATGCTCAATTTAAACCCTCTAAATGGCCGGGAGTGCTGGCAGGAAGTGACCAGCCTCCCGGCGCTGCCACGGGGAAAAAGGAGGGTATAAAAACCCCGTGGGCTATTCCGATTCTTCGCATCATAGAAAAACGGTAACTGCTCCAGATCCGGCATAAAAGTAGATATAGAGAGGACCGTTTAATTGGATCCCTTCCGGATAATATCTATATTCGCTCTTTTCCATGGCGCGAATACGCATTTTCTCGCTACCCGTGCTATCGGTCCCCTGCAAAATTCTAACTTCAAGCGATCCGCCGTCGGGCGTGACCTCAATGCCCTTCAAAAGATATCCAGAATTAGTACCCACTGCCGTAGATGAACTGACTATTTGTGGAATTAATGACATTACCTTTCTCCTTTAGAGGCATCGGGGCAGTATTTGTCAATGGCCTCTTTCAATGTCAGATATTCAATGCAATCTAAATTCGGCCCCTTAAAGCCGTTCTCTTGGGCCTCTTCCCGATTGACCCATTTCCGCTGGTTTATCAGAACATTAAATCTATACGATAATTCCTTTAAATATCTCCTTACCCTTATGAACTTTTGGGGATCATAATAAGTGGTCCCCAATATCCCGCCCTCAGTGGCATTGACCGTCGTCGCCCAAGAATTTATGGATAGACTCTTGATTGCCGCTTGAGTCCATTCCTTGTATCCGAAAAGACTGGAGTCCGTTAAGACCCTTTTGCCGTATATATTATGGGTGGTAAATATCATCTTGCCTGGAATCATGGACATGGGGCCACCTTCGGCGAAATAATTCATGATATGGTCATAAGAAAAATCATGTCCAACCATGATAATCTTGCTTGGATATGTGCCATAAAGCATGCTATACATGATTGAAGATATATTTCCCCCGGGTGAAGCCCATCCGATATCGGATCTTATCTTGCTTCGTTTTTTCTGTTCCCTCTTATTCGCCGTTGGCGTATCCAAGAAATATACCGGCCCTTTCCAGGATCTTCTGAATTCCGGGTCAACGGTCATGGTTGCAATCATCGTTATCCCCTCACTGTCAACTTTCATCTCATTGATAAGGGGATCCACTTCCACCGTCATCATGTAATCCGGCTTAATGCCGATCATCTTAAGGGTTGGCAACGCAGTATCAACGGCAAATATTGGATATTTCCCCTCGATCCTTTTCAATTCATGCCCGTTATTTTTCAGTGACGGACCAGCCGCCACTGCGAAAACGGGTTTGTTGCCATAAATAGATTTTGAGAGAAAGGTCTTTTTGCATTGGGGACAAAGCAACCCCGGAAGGGCATTCTTGTATTCTGGCATCTCGCGTGGGATTTTTTCGCCCCTGGATCCGCAAGTCGGGCATTTCGACGTGAATAAATCTTTTATTCCCATGGCTCCGTTATTCAGCGCCGCTTCAGAGGCCCGGATATTATATTTTGACCTCCTGCCGATAGCAACTCCCGTAACCAGACTGGCGATGCGAGCGCGCAGCATTAAAATCTCTTCCCAGGTCATGACTTTCTTGTCGGGGCTGAATTGGCCGGATGCGATCCCTTGGTTCATGGAATCCACGGTTGTCCAGGGCCAAGCTGACATTTTCCATTCATCTTTATCCCGATATTTATAATTCATTTTTTGTAGACCCACCAATGGACATCATCAAATCCCTGGTCCTTCCCGGCGAATCCGCATGATATCTGCTTCCCCAAACCCCATGCCTTAAAATGATCGGGCCAGTTCCGTTTCCAAAGTAATCGCGTTTCGCCCCGGTACTCGATCTCCTCATCGGTTTTGTTAAAATATTCCAAGAATAGAAGGTATTTCTTAGAAACCCTGCGCATCTCTCTAACGATTTTTTCCGCTTCTCCCAATGCGCAATGGATAAGGACCCCAGAAGTAAAAACCATATCGGCGAATTCGTCAGGAAATTTTAGATTCTGCCCGCAATCGGGAAATACCTTCAAGTTACTTACCTCGGCCACCCTCCTGGCCACTTCATTGGGCTCGACCCCACAGACAAAATTCGGGAATGGGAGGAAGGTCAATAGTGCACCCAGATTGATGCCCATATTGCATCCGATCTCTATGATGCCCACCGGTCTTAATGGTTCGATTATCTGTCTTAGAACTTCCGCCCGCTTTTTGATCAACGCTTCCGAAAGAGGGTTTCGCTTGGTGTAATCATCTCCGAATTTCCCCATCCATCTTTCAAGCTGCAGGTCCGTCATAGAATCCTTTCGGGCCGTTTCGGATAAATCCAATAATTGATCGAATCAAATCCTTGATCCGGTTCCAGAAAGCCGTATACTGCTGGCTCGCCGAATCCCCACTTTTTGAAATAATTTGGCCATGGCCTTTCCCAGAGATATTCTTTTTCTTCTCGATAGGGAATTTCTTTGTCCTCGTTCCCAAAATATTCCATAAACATCAGACACCTTTTTGAGACCCTGTTCATTTCATCAGCGATCTTTTCCGCCATCTCAATATCGCAATGCATTAGAACTCCACAAGTAAAGACTACATCAAAAAATGTGTCAAGAAATTTTAGGTCGTGTCCGAAATCCGGATAAACCGCCAGTCCCCACATGAGAGCAATTCGGCGGGCTGTTTCATTCGGCTCTACCCCGATAAGTAAATTTGGCGGAACTACATGCGGCCTAAAAGCTAATAGATTGCAACCGATATTACAGCCAACCTCCAAAATGGATGTAGGTTCCTGCGCGAAAGACCAAAAGATGGATCGGAACGTTGCGGATCTTTTTGCGATGATATCAGGAGATAACAGTGATCTTCTAACATAATCATCCCCGAATTTTCCAGTCCATCTATCTGATTGAATGTTCAAATAATTTTTTTCTTTCTAATTTCAAGTGCTTCTTTTGTTCTTTTCTTTTTTGGGTCAAGATTCTTCTCTTTTTGTTTTTTTCTTTTTTCCCCTCTGCACGGTATCGGGCACACTTTATCTTATTGCGCCCATATTTCTTGGTTCCACCCTTGCCCCCTTTATGAACAGGCATTATTTATTTTCCTTACATTTTTTAATAGTTAATACCCAATTTCCGGCATTAATAATTAGTTGTTGTTTTCTCGGCATGTCAACTTTAAGGATGATCAATTCTGCTGATCCCAGTCTCTCGCCAAAACTTTTTCCGAAAGAACCGCACGTGCTTGTTTTTCTTCCCACTCCGACACGCACCCCCCGGAGTCTAATTGACTAACATACCCAGCTTCACCAAACTTTGGAGATTCAGGGCTTTGCATCCACATCACCTCCCCTATGGACTGTCCGCGTGAATTAAACAATCCTTGTTTTTAATTGTGGTACAGATACACTTATATTCTTTAACCGAAAAATGTTGTCCTGGATTATAAGAATAATAAACATGAGCAAAAACTTGCGATTCAGTCCCCTCAAAACCACAAGCACATTTGCACATCTATATCACCTGCCTTTCCTAAAGGTGGGCGAGACGCGCCGAGGAGGTAGCCCGCCTCGCCCGGAGGCCGCGTGGGAGAAAGGAGCTAAAACCACGCGGGAAAATATTTACTCAAATTATTGGGGTGTAATGAGTCATCCCCACCACACCCCATATCTAACTCCTTGAAATTACTCAGGTTACGCGCAAACAATCAGCTACAGTCGGGAATACAACGTAGATCGGCCCCGATATTCCGGAATCGGACCGGACAAAGCCCATCGCGAATGGCAGATAGTCAGTTGTCATCGATGGCCAATAATAGGGATCGGCTCTCATCGTGGCGCTCGCAACCGTTCCGGAAGCCGTCCTCTTGGCGGTATCATAGAAAATGCAGACGGATCCCGCAGAACCAATACCCCACATGACGATCATGTTGTGCTCTACGCTATCAGTCAGTTGCATCGTTCCCACGGTGCAGTCAGAGTTGATAAATACCAAGACTCCGTTGACCAGTGCCGCGAATCGACCAATGCTGATGGCGTAACTATCGCCCGCCGCACATTGCCCGATCAACCGAACGCAATTGGTGGTTGGACCGGCACCCCACAGGATAATGCGGTTCATCAGATGCCACCTTATATCGCGGGGGTTGTTTTGCAGACCGGCAGTAATCCGCACCTTCTGGCAGTCATTGGCGGTAGCGCCAGTAAAGGTCTCGTACAGGAATCCCACAGGTCCCATGACCGTCTCGGCCGCCACCGTATTCGGTTCGATAGTAAAAACCTGAGCTCCGGTTGTGGCAGTCAACAGATAAACGGCCTGTCCAGCAGTTCCTGCGGCTTCTCGGATGGCCAAATCAAAAACGCCATCCTGGTAAACCTTCAACTTGACTGGTCTGGTTGTCGGCGTGGCAAAATCCGTAGATGCAGCCCCGTATCTCTGGATGGCCACGGTTGCGTTCCAGTTGTCATCGCTAAAGCCGACGAAATTCTTGTAATCGGCCTTAAGGGCGGTAGACACCTGGAGTCTTCCGTTCACCACGGAAACAGCATCTCCGGATGAAACCTGGGTGCTGGCAACGGGGATATACTCTGAATACTTCCCCTCAAATTTAAAATTCTCGGCTTTCTGAGCCATTATTTTTCTCCTTGGAATACGAATGCCGAGAAGTAGGCGTCAGCCTCGCAGTCCCGGCACCCGGTGATATTCGCCGTTGGCGAATTGAAACTTATTTTCCTTCTTTAGCTTTTCTTTCGGCTTCTATCTCTTCAGGGGTCTTCTGTCCGAGCGCGTGCGCAAAGATCGCATATCGTTCTTTCACGCCTTCTTCACCGGTCTTTTCCTGCGTCTTCCCGTGGCCAATGACTTTGCCCTCAAAGAGTTTTGCACGTTCGTCGATCAATTCCAGGGCTGACTTCTCATCCTTGGCAGACTCGACCAACTCCTTGAATTTGTCGGTAATGGCTTCTTTGGGTAGCTTGGCCATTTCGGCGGTGACTTTGGCATCCCGTTCTTTCTTTTTCCCAAGTGCCTCGAAGCCGTCAACCTTGGCCTCTAATTTGATTACGGATTCTTTGAGGGAGGTCATGGACGCCTGATCCGCCGTCTGAGATTCCTTCAGTTTCTTGATTTCATCATCCTTGACTTTCAGGGCCGCATCTTTCTCGGTCGTCACTTTATCCAAATCGGCCTTAGCAGCCTCCTTGAGTTCTTTTTCGATCTCGGAATATAATTCCGGGTTTTTTTCTTTCAGTTCCGCAATAGTCATGTATTCGTCTCCGTTTGAATCCTTATCAGATTCGGTTATTGTGATTCCCATCGGGGCATTGCCCGGATAGTCAACAATCTGGAACCCATTGAGCCACCTTATCTCCTCAATCAGGTTCCACTTCTCGCCTTCGTGATCTATGGTTTTTCCCGCCTTGCCCCGGGCCTCAATCGAGGCCGCAAGGTCGGCGGGGGCATCATACATCCTTTCTTTGAGCCAGGGGTCAAGGGCCTGGACCTTGCCGAAAAGCACCCCATTCTCGATCTTGGTTTCACGGATACTCGCGGCCCAATCCTTGACGCTTCTCTCGGTTGGTTTAACATCTCCCTCCATATGCCCAAAGAACATTTTGTTTCTAAGGGGAATGCGAGAGACCACTGACTCAAGGGCAGTCTTATGGTAGAAATTCTTGTGGGCCTTATTCCCTGGGCCTTCTCTCAATAATGGCCACCAGGCCAGAAACGATTTCTTGCCGTCTTGATCGGGGATTATCTGGCCCTCACTAAGGGGAATGGCCTCATGGATGTTCTGCTTGAAAGACTCCGCCGCCTGTCCAACCCCCGCCGATTTCGCCGCCGCCTTTAATTTCGGCATTGCCTTATCTCCAAATGGCGATTGAGGGGCACGTCCCAAGGCATTTGTCAAGTGGGGCAGGTCGATCTTGCCAGAGGCATCTTTGTAGGGGAAATGGCGCAGGGATCGGGGAACCGTCTTACCTTCGCCGTCTTTGGATCCTCCAGGCTCGATATAGCCAAAACAAGAATCGGGAAGACTATTGATGAAGGCGGCATCCCATTCCGCTTCCTTAATCTGATCCGACTCCTTGAACATCGAGTAGCACATCGCGCTAATCTGATCCACATTCCTGCCCTTATCGTTATTCTTCGTGTGAAATCCTATGCATCTGCTGACGAAATCCTTTTCAGACTCGCCAGGATTTGGTTTCATCGGCATTTGAATTCTCCCAATAAAAAAACCCTCAAAGAGGGCCTTCGGTTGTTACGAAATCTATATCGGTTATTCAATCATATCCAAATTCAAATTCCTTCCGGCCAACTCCGAATTCAAATAATCTCTCATGAATTGAAGTGCTTCATCTGTATTCTTAAACTCATGGCCATGCTTCAACTTATCCCTTAGCCACCTATCCATTTCCAGAATCGTCAAGGCCCAATCCATGGCGGTGGATGCAATCTTAAAGTTGCATTCATCCTCGGGAAGGTCGAATTCAAGAATGCCCTTCATTCCTTGATCACTTCCAGCTTGGCTCCGCAGAATGGGCATTCATCAATCACCTTGCCATTGTAAATCACCTTGAGGAAATTGGCTGGATCTCGCCCGCCCGCTGTGGTAGTTTGGGGAAACAACTGCCCCGCATTCTTAATGGCCCCCTCACAGCAATAATCCGCAGACACCTCCGCCGAATCGTACATATCTGCCTGCCATCGAATCTTGCTTATCTTGGCATGGAAGGTTAATTTTTTCTCTTTGAAATCGGCATCCATCGGTTTATTTTTGCTTTCTTCGTATCGCGTCAATTAATTCCTCCTTGGTCATTTTCTTATAATTTAGAATTTTTAACTTTTCCGCCTTATCCCATAAACGGCCAAATTCATCATAGGGGGGATTATTAACTTCTTGATCATCAATATTCATTAAGGAAGTTCTCGCCGATAGGCCATTTCTCCGGTCTCGGCTACCTTTTGCATAATCTCATGACTGTGCTCTTTCCAGGCCGGGACAATTAATTCTTTGGGATAAGGATCTCCGTATTTCATCTTTCCGGCAGCTATTAATTCGTCAACTTTTCTCCTTATGGGAGATAGATATTTATCCATCAATTGGGATTCGTAATGTCGCCAAGTTTGAGTAATCACGTCTCTAATCCTTTCGTTGTTGGGGGGAATTTTTGTTCCCTCTTTCCATGAAAGGAAATATTTTGTGCCATCGTGACCAATAACCACAAGATTTCTTATTCCTGGCTGTAATAAATTCAAAATATTTGTAGAACTGAAGGAGGCCGATGTTGGATGATTATGAACAAGAGTATAATTTCCGTCCTTTTTCAATTTAGAATACGCATCTCCCAATGCCACATAATTTGAACTTCCTGCCGTTCTATCTATCATTTGGCCCGTGTCATTATCAATGAATATGCCAACTTCATTTCCCGTTCGATTGCCAAAATTATAGGCATCATTGACCGCATCCTCAATAGATTTCTCTATATCTATTTTGGTGGGGAGTGGAAATATCTGTCCACGCGGTAATAATGGCGCCGCCCCAATCTTCCCCAACCACGAATCCGCCCATGAATGAAATTCATCAAATCGAGGATCGTCCTTCACCTGCTGCATCAATTCAGCAGATGGGGTATGGGTGGCGAAATAGTCCTTGTCCATTTCCTGACTCAAATAACAGTTACAGTTAGGATGCGGCCGTGGGGGCACACTTCCCACGGGATAGACACCATTCCCGAGGCCATATAAATTCTGATCATGGAGTTCATTGCATACGTCTGCGCGTGGATGAGATCCAAAATTCCATTTAAAACCAACCAAATAGGGCTTATCGCTGGCCTCCGCCTGCATCGCATTCCAATGGGCCTCATTGGTCTCGTTCCGGGCCACCACTCGCGCCTGGTAGCTGGCCTTCCTCTTCACCCATTTGTCAACCGCCGAGGCATAGACTTCCTCATTTTGGGATGATAGGCGCCTGACCAGCATTCGGGAGGCTCCCCGGATTCCAAGATGGGCGTATCGCTTCTGGATATCCTCCGGCTCCAATCCCCGCGTTAACTTGTTGATATAAGACTCATATTTCCTAACCGTCTGCTGGAGGATGGAATTATCCGACAATGCCCTAGCCTGCCTCGAGGCATCAGCCAATTCATTCACATATTTCGGGATTCTCACCTTGACCATGCCTGGGTCGATATTTACCAATTCCTTGCCCGTTGATACCAGATCCCGCCCGATGCGGACGCTATCCTGCACCACCCGGTTGATGTTCTTCTGGTTCTCATTGCTCAGATTCCAAAGGCGCTGCGAAAGCCGGACCCCAGCCACATTTCTCATGACCGTCTGGCGTTCGGCCTCGGTGGCAACATCCGTGAATGTAAAAGTGGTCTCGGGCATTATTTGGGCCACCTCTTCTTCATTTCCTCAAGTGCCCGCCTTATCGCTTCCTCCTCCCCGACCTCCGCCCCGTGCCTGACTGAATTCCTGATTATCTCGATAGTCTCCTGGTCGGCATATTCCTGGATCGCCTTGGCCTCCGCCCTGGATGCTGGGACTAATGGCAATTTCTTGATCTCTCTTGTGGCCTTGTCATAGATTGCCTGGATTTTGTTTTCAATGGAAATGACATGTCTTAAGAATGATAATCGACTCATTGTTCGGTGACATTATCCTGGCCCTGCCGATCTTGAATCTTCTTGTCAAGTCCCGCTGTCTCCGCCTTCATCTTCCGGTATGCCTCGGTTCCCGCCTCGGCTTCCTCCCGTTCTTTCTCGATTATGCGGTCCTCTTCGTCTGGGTCATAGCCGAATCTCATCCTGGCGGTTCTCTTGGAGCACCAGCCGTTAGTAAAATGCAGATCGATGGCCTGGGTTTCTTCCCATAAATTCCGGGTCTGAATCGAAGGCCATTCAAAATCAACTTGCGTCTTTGTGGGGACGATTTTCTCCTCGTATTTGGTTTGATCCTGGATTATCCCGCCTATTTGATTGCTAATTTGGTTCCCTTGGTTCTGGTCGATCGCCGCTTCCTTCATCGCCTTGAGGATATTGATTTGCCTTCTAGCCGACTCCTTCATAACGGTCTCAATGGAATTCTTGGGCAACGATCCCTTATCGATGCCCCGTTGGATGACTCTAGCGAAAATGATCTTGAAATGTTCCTCAAAGAACTTCTGCCATGCCTCAACCGCTTTGACAAACGGGGATTCGGAGACCATCGTGCTGGCGAAATTAGCATTAGAAGCATCTGAGGTCAGAATATACTCCGGCATCCCCACACCAGCCGCAATTGAAAGCCTTATCTGCCTGCCATCCTCGGAAACATCCTGGGCCTTTATGTCGGGAGAATTCCATTTGTATTCAATGTTTTTGGAATGAACAATCACCGTTCCGGGTTTGGGAGCTGGAACCGCATATTCATCGGTGCTGAAAGCGCCCGATCCACTTGACCCGAAGGATGCGGCAACCGAAGCTACTTTTGAGGGACTGCCTTCTACGATTTTTTCCAACACTACGGAAGTCCTGTTTTTATTCAATATAACTCGGTTGCTCAACCAATCCTCGTACTCAGTTATTCGCTTCATAACCGGCTCAAGAAGTGGTCGCCCCCTGGAGATATCCTCATCCACGCCAATTTTGATGTGATGGATCTCTTCCGCAGGAATAGTCTCTTCTTGCTGTTTGCCGTCAACATCCGTATATTTCCGCACATAGGCTTTTGGCTTTTCGGCATCCTGGGGGTCAGTCTGCACTTCATCAATTTCGGAGGCAGGGTAGAACCTCATTGCGTTTGTGAATCCCTTGCTATCGTCAATGAGGTGAATAAATAGTTCCCCATCCCGCATCGTTCGCTTGACGGTGCTTATCTGTCTCTGGGAAAATCTCACATTCTCGGCATCGCAGAACTTGTCAATGAATTCCTGTACTACTGGGTTTTCATCCTGGGCCGTCCAGTTCACCCCCCCGCCTACGATGTAATTGGTCATGTTCTCAATTATGGCCTTGCCCTCGGGGGTTTTGTAGTAAACATCGATGCATCGTTCCCGAAGACGGTTGCGCGTATCCTTGTCAAGTTCCCGCTTGGAATCCGAGGCAAGGATATTGACCCATTGCTCTTTTTCTTCGACCACCCGGAGTCTGCCCATGGCGTCGGTAGCAATCCTCTCGACGATGGCAAGGGAACCCCTCTGCTGCTCTACCATAGACCGCAGTGCGCCGATCTCTTCCTTTCCCGTGAATCGGTCAAGCCATTTCATCTCAATATTCCATATCCCATGGCTCTTTCTCTTTCTTGGTCATGGCGAAATTGCTTAGGTCTCGCCGATCGCCTTGGGGGATGTGGCCCCAACGGTCGTCTGACTGATAGGGGAGTTCCCAACCCTGCTCGGCGGCACCCAAAACCGTGAATGCCCCGCTTACCGCATCCACTTGATCATCATGCGCACCCGCTGGAAAAGCCTCGACTTCATCCAGGAAATCATTAACCCATGAACCATTGACAAGAAAAACGTTGCCCGCTTCTGCCGCCGCACTCATCGGCTGCGCCCGGAGGATTTTAGGGCCGGTCGTTCGCAATCCCTGGACCGGATAGCCAACCAGGACACTTCGCTGGTAATAGTCAATCGTGTGAATCCCCGAAGACCCCGGCTCCTGCTCAATCCAGATCTGCGTCAAATTGGAGTCAATCTGCGCGGTCTGGACAACCAAATCCTCGACGGACTTAGGCGTTCCTCTTATCCGCCGAATATCGTAAACCCACCACTGCCCGTCTATCACAGAGACCAAGGCCCCCGCCGTCCAATCCGGATCCGACTTGCCTTTGGCCTCGGTAGCCGCAAAATCCCAGAATCGCACGCGCGGGTAAACTGCTGGCCCTTTATCCGCAATCTTGAACCATTCCCGCTGGAATACGGCGCCCTCAAGTGGTGTGGGCCTTTGCTGATACATTGAAAACCATATCCTCGACCCCACGGCATTCTTTATCTGCCCCAAAGCGTCAAGATTGAACCTCTCCGGCCACAATGCCTCCCCAGTGAATCTCCCTATGTCGTCATCAACTTCGGCAACCGCCGGGAAGCATATCACCTCCCATTTTTCCCCACCATTCTCCATTTCCCTTATCAATCTGCCAGCCAAGTCATCGTTATGCCACCGCGTCATTATCAACACAGCAACCCCGCCCGGCTCTAAACGAGTGTAGGCGGTAGACCTAAACCAATCCCATGTCTTTTCCCGGTATACCTCCGAAAATGCCTCTTCCTGGTTCTTTATTGGGTCATCAACGATAAGAAGGTGGGCTCCCCTACCCGTTATAGGTCCCCCCACCCCGGCCGTCACCATGCCGCCACCCATGGTTGTTTCCCATCGGTTGGTTGCCTGAGAATCTGGACTTAATTGGATTTTCAGCTTATCGCCATTTTCCAGGATGCTATTTCTCGTTTTCCTACCCCATTTTGCCGCGAAATCAGCCTCATAACTTGCCAGAATTATTTCTCTATCTGGCCACTGCCTGAGATACCAAACCGGGAACCAATGGGAGGCCAACTCGCTCTTCCCGCTTCTCGGGGGCATCTCAATAATGAGGCGCTTGATTCTACCCGCCGCCAAATCAACCAGCTTTTGGCTCAAGTGTACCAAGTGCCTCGCCGGGATCCACCGCCCCCGGCTCAGGTTTGCCGCCATTCCCGCCGGGCTTGCCTGCAATATTGAGGAGAGCATGGACAAGTTTGTTTGCGTTTTCATCATTAAGCAATCTGGTTGCTAAATCAAATTCTGATTTTGTTTCAATCGGTTTGCCATCCTTGCCGGTCAACTCCTTCTTCTCCGGGGCGAATCCCCCCTTGACCTTCAGGGCCGTCTCCAAATACCTGTGCCTTATGAAATGATCCGTGACCATGCCGAATTTCTGGTTGCCATCGGCATCCTTGACCATTTCGATCTTCTGGGCCTGGAGGCCGTCATCGATGATCTTGGAAAGTCGTGTATCATCAATGCCCCGCATCTCAAGAACATCTGCTATATGAGGCCTTAATTTTCTCAAAAGATTCCAGCCGATAGAAGATGCTGAATCCCGGTCCTTGTGCTTATATCCCGCGTCAATTACCGCTTGCGTAATATTGCCATGATCCATCATGGCTTTGATGAATTTGCGTTCTTTAATTGTTAGGTTCTGTGCCATTTCCCAATCTTTTAATTTTAATTCCCGGAAAGGCATCGGCCATGCGCTGAAGACTAACGGCACAATAGGCCGGAGAAATTTCTATCGCTCGGCATTTGCGTTTTAAATTCTCGCAGGCGACCATAGTGGTGCCGGAGCCAAGGAATGGGTCGTAAATATTCACGCTCTTTTTGTTTGTCAGGCGTTCGAGAAATCGAGTCCAAACACTTGTCGGCTTCGGGCACGCATGGCCGGTGTTCTGGTTTATCTCAGCGTCTTGTTTGTCCATCATCCACTGGAAACCATCAGGGTGACAACCCTCGCCAGCCGCGAGTTTAGGGTCAGACCCCCAAACGGCCACGGGCTGCCAAGCTGTAAAACCCCAAGGCGAGCGACCTGTGCCGGCCGCATAGAACCAACAGAGCAACCAGGACGGCTTGGGATATAGAAACACATTGTTGATTCCAGGCGTGAGCGCAACCACATCGCACATATCACGCGCAATCGGAAAGAAGCCAGCAATCAGCCCCTCAAGCGCGTCTTGCGTGTCGTTGTGGGTGGCATACTGAATGTCTGCGCCATAAGGCGGGTCAGTGAAGCAAAGCTGCGCCTTCTTGCCTCCCATTACGCGCTGAGCATCCTCGCGCTTCGTGCAATCCCCGCAGAGCAGCCGATGCTCCCCGATCTGCCACAAATCGCCAGTCTTGACCTGCCATCTCTTATTCGTCTCCTCGGCTCGGTCAACCTGGGGTTCGGCATCGGCGGGAGGATCACCGTTATGGCCAAATATCTCCTTGAGTTCATCTTCCTTGAATCCCGTCAATGCCATATCGAACGATCCATCATCAATTTCAACCATAATATCTTTGAGTTTCGGGAAATCCCACTCACTCCATTCATGGCTTTTGTTATCAGCCAAAGAAAAGGCGACGGCCTTCTTCTCGTCCCCAAAATCGACAAAGATCACGGGCACTTCTTTCATTCCCTGTTTTCTGGCAGCTTTTATCCTAGTGTGCCCAGCCCGAATTGTCCCATCTGGCGTGGCAATTATCGGAATGACGAATCCGTATTCCCCCATCAACCTTGCCAACTGTTCCGCCGCCTCGTCATTCTTGCGCGGATTCATCGGGAATTCCTTGAGGGACCCGACAGGGACATATTTTATCTGAAGGTCATTCATTCTTTCAACCCAATATCCACCTTCGGAATCCGCTCAATCGTCACTCGGACATTCTCATCCGCTGGCCATTTGCCGATATCCAATGTTTCCAGGTCTTCCGTTTCCAGGATGATTCTCGCGGATTTATCCAAACTAACGAGTGCCTTGCTTTTAATTTCCTTCACTTGCGCCTGAAATTCTTTGATTTCGGACATTTGGCCTCCTTTTTTAGCAATCCACCCAATAGCCGGGCTTGAGGTAAATGAATTTTCCCGGTATTATTGGCAATTCATCAAAGGCGAAAACCTGGGACCGTATGTAGGCTTCATCGGCCCGCATACCCGGGGAAGTCACGAAGAAGGCCAGGTTTGGCATCGCCATCATTTTGGGACTGCCTATTTCTTCTCTGGCGATCAATCCATGCATAGATTCCCTGAAAGTCGGGGTTATCTCTAAGGGAGTAATCCTTTTTGTTTTTTCTTTTTCTATCTGCGCATTTAGGGCATCCGCAAAAATTGCGGGAATTAGGGCCGCCCCTGCTTTTAATAAGATCGCGGACGCAAATAGCTGCAGGTAGAAAAGAATCTTCATTTTGGCTCATCGTCCCTCAAATATTCGTCCAAAAGCTTAATTATCTCATCTAGGTGATTGAAGCAATAATGCTCTTCCATCCATTTCAAACCTCGGGAGTGAGTTTCGGTATGGTGAATCGAACATAATGGAATCGCCCGGTGGTCGGATCCCCAGGCACCTCTTGAAATGGTATGATGCGGAATCGAGGGGCCGTAGCAACCATTTCCCTTAATAGTACATGGCCTTGTGCGGACATAGGCAAGATATCTTTGGTCCTCGGTTCTTGGTTCTTTGGGGATCATGCAAAATACCGGTCTATCAAAAAATTCATTTTCTGGGGGGCTAGGCAGACTTCTGACGATGAATTTTCCATCTTATCCAGCTTGACCCAGAGATGCTTTGCCCCCTCACAGAATTTCCCGGTTTTTTCGCAGGTTTTGTCCTGGCATCGACTACATCTGCGTATCAATTCTCTCCGTCCATCCCATATATGTGCTCGGATGCTTCTCATCTATCCCCCTATTCTATATAAACCGTAAACCAAACCATTTTTGTGTAGGCGTTTTTTTGTTATCGCCTTCATTTGGGTGATTATTTGCTTAATTCTCTCCTGGGAAAGCGATTCAAAGACGGAAATCTGCCAAATTGTGAACCCTTCCAGATAATAATTCAGAATCCTCAGCCCCCGGTCTTCCAGGAATCTGGCGCCTGGTTGGTAGCATTTGTCGATCGCCTCAATCAAAAGATCCTCATGACTATTTCCCTTCCAGGCCGGCTTCTTGGATTTACCCCGGCTTTCTGGCATATTCAGGACGGCCATCTCAATCATCCATCCCATCAAGGACCTGAGTTGGAAATCCACTGCCTGATCCATGGCCTCTCTGCCGTACTTGAAAAACAAAAGGCGCTCCTATTACGGAAGCGCCTCTCTTTTGGGTTGGACGCCCCAATAAATGATTCCCTCGGGGTTGCCGGTGGGGATTAAATCAGTTTAAATTTAGTTTGCCGTGCCTCGCCTCGCCCTGCCACGCCCCGCCACGCCAAGCCGTGCCTCGTAAATCAAAAATTAAACTGCGTCTTCAACTTCTCCTCGGAATAGAAAATCTTAATACTTTTTTCCGGCCCCACGTTTGCATAAAGGTTAGGGATTCCCGTTTCTAGGTTCTTTATTGAGCGGATATGTTTAGGGATAATGGACAACCGAATCTCCACCACCCTCTTCGCCGCCTCTATTTCCTCAAGCGTGGGAAATCTCAAACATCACCTCCTTGGAATATGGGGCGGATTCGCCGGGTGGCCGCCTCTTGGGATTTCTCCTTTCTTGAAAAGCCCCCGACTAATGGCCCTGCCAGCCATCTCCGCCCCTCATGGAAATATTTTTGCCCATCGTTCTAGTTTGGGGATATTTAGGTGGCCAGATGCTAAAGCGGCCCATGGAGTATCTTTGTTTTTAGAAAGATTCCCCAAAAATCTTTTGGCTGAATCATAATCAACTTTCCTTTGAATCTTGGTTCTTCCGTATGCTTTTTTGTTCAATAGATCTAAAACCGCCCTATGAATTACGGCGATGGCCAATTTTTCTTCTCCCGACATCTCATCTTCCCTCATGTCAATCTCACATTCACGCCCTTGGCCCTCAGATATTTTTTAGCCTCTAACGGCGTGGCATCCGTGAATTGCCAAAGTGCCCCGGCCGCAACCGCATCGGCACCCGCCTGGATTGCCTGATACATATCCTCATAATCCCGGCAACCGCTGGAGGCAACCAAGGGAATGGAAAGGACCTTGGCTACCTTCCTGATTAATTCTAAATTATATCCGGTCATCATGCCATCCCGATCAATAGACTGGAGGAGGATTTCTCCGCCACCTTGTCTCTCTATAAATTGCGCTGCGGAAACCGCCGATGGTTCCCCGGTGCAGAAACCACGGCCAACATCAAGGGAGACGACTATACAATTTGAGCCAAATATCTCTGCCGCCTCTCTTTCAATTATCGCCGAATGAATCACTACCTTATCCGCGCCCGCATTAAGGAGTCCCCGGATATCCCCAACCGTCCTCACCCCGCCCCCGATAGTCAAGGGCATGAATGCCTCATCGCAAACGCTTCTCATAAACTCAAAGTCCGGACCCCTTCTGGCTGGCGTCGCGCCCACGTCCAAAATGACAAGCTCATCGGCCTGCCTACTTTCAAAAACCTTAACCGCCTGTATCACTGACCCCACCACCCGATCCGATTTGAATTGGCGTCCCTTCACCAGCATTCCATCACGGACCAAGAGAATAGGGATTATTCGCTTGGCCAGGGGCATGGCGTACCATCCTTGTCTTTAATCAATTTCCCCTTAGCATCGGTTTGAAATATTTTCGTGTTCGTAAATCTATTGCAAACCGAAATGTATTGATCGATATTTATGTCAAATGGTTTCAAAATTTCCGCCAGCGGCTTCCCGAGATATGACCATGGAAATCTCTCCCTTTTTCTCACCAATTGAAAGGCCAATTCCTTTTGCAATCGGCCCCTTCGAATATGGTTACATGCAATATCTGTGGCCCTTCCGAATCCATACTTGAGGAATTTGAAATAATCGCGGGGACCGGTGATATAATTATCCAAATTCTCATAATCCGCAAGGGATCCCTCTATCATTCCCGAGAAAGTGGTCAGCCCATGGGCCATCGAGAAAACCGAATTCGCCCAACCATCCCATTCGATGAATTGGCCGAGGAATATCACCTTGACTTCTGACCTAGATACTTGATCTTCGGGAGGATATTGGTAAGGGATGAGATCGGCGGCGCGGATCCCTTCTCGGCCTATAAAATCAGATACCCGAAGGCCCAGGAGCCCACCAAACTCTTCTCGCCATCGGTGGGTAAGATAAAGATTTTCTCCGGTTCCCTCGGGGCCTCCATATTCGTTTTGTGGAGATTCGCCGAAAATAACGGTTTTGATTCCCATCTGTATGGCTAGGCGAACCGGAATACAAAAAATGCTTGCATGTTCAGGCCAACTGAGATCGCCAACTTCATTAAGGGCAATCCTCGCAATCTTCCTCCGAATAATCAAATTGGGAGTATATTCGATATAATCAAACCCATTTTCCTTTAGATTCTCGATGTTTTTCTTGCCCAATTCCGACGGGAAATCCGTCGTGGCGGTAACAATAAGGGGATTGAAACCCATATTCCTTACGAAAATCGCCTGGAAAGTTGAGTCCTTTCCCCCACTCCCAGGAATGATGCAATCATAATTATGGGGCGACTGGCGGCTTCCCCCAAGGATCTGCTTCAATTCGTCCCACCTTCTTGCCCAATCGATTCCCTTCCTCCGCTCAAATGATCTACAGGCCGAACAGATCCCTTCCTCATCGAAAATCAAATCCGGCTTCGTGTCTGGATAGAGACATTTTTTGCAATATTTCATTTTAACTCCTCTTATTTAGCCAACTCCTTTAGGATAGATCCTACTTGAGTGGATTCGTTTTTAAATTTATCATTCTCGGTTTGATGATCCCTAGCCCGAAGGTCTTTGGACCGCTCTTCCAGCTTCTTTTTTGCATATGGGTAAGGTAATTCTTTAGGGTTCTTTTTCATATATTCCAGGGTTTCAATAAGGGCCTCGGGGTGGGCAGTTGTGATATTGAATTTCATTAAGTTAAAAGCCCAAGTGTGGTT